CTGCAAGGCTGGGCTAACAAGCCTATCTTCTTTGGTGATGTCAAGCCTATGCTTGAATCCTTACTGAAGTCAGACAAGACAGCAGACAAGATGCTGCGCTTGTATGAGCAAGAAGCTAACACCAGAGGACACAATGCTTGGGCGTTGTACTCTGCCTTTACTAACTATGCAACCTATGCTGATGAGCGTAATGGTTTCAAGCTGCGCAATACTGCTGGCGATACACAGGCTGTTAATATGTTTCAGCGTGAGGCCAAGGTAGCACAGTGGATTGAAAGCAAGCAGTTCAATGAGTTGATTGCAGCATGATGCAAATCTCAGACAAAAGACGTGGTGATATAACTGAATTAGAGTTGTGTCATCACTTTTTAAACCAAGGGTTTGAAGTCTTTAAAAATGTATCTTGTACGGGTGCCATAGATTTTATTGTGCTAAACAACGAAACCAATGAGTTTACCTTTTATGACAGCAAAACTGCCAACGTAAGTACGAGGGAAGATGGTAGCCGTAGAATAAACTGTAGTGCTACCACGCCTAGACAAAAAGAACTTGGCGTACAAGTAGTAGTAATGCATGAGGGTAAAATATATTCAAACACAAATAGAGTAGGAGTAGTGTTAGATGAAGACAGTGCAGCAACTAGTTGACAAGTACTATACATCCAATGATTTCAGTATGTTACGCGACAGAACTAAACAAGACTATAAGTATTTCTTGAGTGTAATGTGTAAAGAATTTGGTGATGTAAACTATACTGAGTTGACAAGTAAGCAAGCCAAACACGCTTACGAAGATTGGGTTGTGCGGGGTATCAGCCTCGCCAACCATGTCTGCACTGTGTCATCTATCGTATTCAGGTACGCTATTGAGATGGAGTATGCCACCATCAATCCATTCGCTAATGTTAAACGTAAGTCTACACCACAACGCAAAGTGGTGTGGACTGAGGATGACGTGCGCCAATTCCTTGACACTGCATACAGTGCATTTGAATGGCGTAGTATCGGTTTGATAGTACACATGGCATACGAATGGTGCCAGCGACTAGGTGACATGCGCTTACTTACATGGGATAACTTTGACTTTGCCAATAGAAAGCTATCTCTTGAGCAGTCCAAGCGTAGGTCACAGGTAACATTGCCTATCGAAGATGACCTATACGATATGCTGATACATCAAGAGCAGGACTTTGGCTTTCAACAGTACGTTGTTCCCCGTACAATGCCCGTACAGGGGCAGTACCAGCCTTATAGTATGGAGAGACTATCCAAAGCTGGAAGGGCTGTCATGCGCGAAGCTGGACTGTCTGATGAACTGAGACTGTCTGACTTACGAAGGACAGGTACAACACAGATGGTTGAGGCAGGTGTACCTATGGGACAAATCATGTCGGTTACAGGACATACTAACCCACAGTCAGTTAAACCATACATGAAAAATACTTACGCCTCTGCAAATAATGCATTGACAACACGTAAATCTCATGGTAAAAGCACTTAACTGCCGCAGAGAAAGTGATATAGTTATGAATATATATAATATAGTTAGTGAATTAAATATACCTAACGGTCATACTAAGAGAATGGCTTGCCCTAACTGTGGCAAGCGTACCTTTACTGTGACCAACAACATGGGTAGCTTGGTATGGAACTGCTATCGTATGTCATGTGGCGTGAAGGGTGGCACTCGTGTTCATCTCACGGTTGATGACATCCGGGCTGGCATGGGTAATGCCCAAGAGTTTGCTGATGCAACTATACCATTTGAGTTACCTACATACATCGTACCCCACCGTGACAATGTGTATATGAATAGGTGGTGTAATACGTGGGGATTAGACATAGATAAATTAGGCTTATTGTATGATGTAAAGGAGAGCCGTGTGGTATTTCCTATCATGCATGAAGGTAAGATGGTAGATGGTACAGGCAGGTCATTGTCTAAGCACCGTCTACCTAAATGGAAACGATATGGAAAAAGTGGCTTGCCTTATACCGCTGGTTGTGGTAAAGTCGCAATAGTTGTTGAGGACTGTGTGAGTGCAGCCGTTGTTGGTTACGGTAACTTTGTCGGGGTTGCGCTTCTTGGAACATCTCTGCAAGAATCGCATAAAAGGTATCTTGCACAGTTCTCAACAGCCGTGATAGCGTTAGACCCCGATGCGCTACCCAAGACTTTGCTGATGGCAAAGGAACTACGAGGACACGTAAACGATGTTCGTGTACTCAGACTGAAAGATGACTTGAAATATCGTAACCCGACAGATATGGAGAATGTAAATGGAATTAGCACTGATTAGAAGTTTGATGGACAAGGAGTTCTACGATGAACACCGTGGCTCTAAGTGTCCTGACCGACTGTTCAGTAGTGATGTGCGTAAGATTAAGAAGTCTATCGACACAGCTATGGACAGGTATGAGCGTTCTGTATTGCCAGATGAGATTGAGGCGTTGTTTATGTCCGATAATCCTACCCTGACTACAGCACAGAAAGCCTCATATAGTAGCCTGTTTGGGCAGATTAAACGAGAGCAGCCGTTGGGTAGTGACATAGCACAAGAAGTACTATCTAAACTATTTCAACAGGTTATAGGAGAGGACGTAGCTAACATTGGATTTGATATGGTCAATGGTGATGCAGCTACGCTTGAGAAGCTACGCAACTTGCTTGAGCGTTATGGTGATGACTTCATTCCTAACCTCAACATTGAGTGGGATGACATCACGATTGAGACACTCATGGCAAAGGCTGAGTTGGAAGCTAAGTGGACATTCAACATACCATCCGTCACCCGTAAGGTAGAGGGTGTATCAGGTGGTCAGCTTATTGAGGTAGGTGCTAGACCCAATACAGGTAAGACATCCTTCCATGCCAGCTTGATTGCTGCACCGAATGGCTTTGCCCATCAGGGTGCTAAGTGTATTATCTTATGTAACGAAGAGGCTACCCACCGTGTAGGTGCTAGGTACTTGACTGCCGCTGCAGGTATGACTGCACATGAGGTCAAGGATAACATAGGTAAGGCTAAGATGATGTATGAGCCTGTGTTCAAGAACATCAAGATAAAGGATGCAGGTGGCAGGGATATGGCATGGGTAGAATCTGTCTGTAAGGCAGAGAACCCTGACATACTTGTGCTAGACATGGGTGATAAGTTTGGTGTGGCAGGTAACTATGCCAGACCAGATGAGGCACTCAAGGCTTGTGCTATCTACGCTAGGCAGATTGCCAAGACCTACGACTGTGCCGTATTTTATATGTCACAGTTATCTGCTGATGCAGAGGGTAGGTCACAGCTTAATCAGTCCATGATGGAAGGTTCACGTACAGGTAAGGCTGCTGAAGCTGACCTTATGATACTGATTGGTAAGTCACCTACCGTAGAAGGACAGGAAGAAGATAGTCCATTACGTCATGTCAACATTGTTAAGAACAAGTTGAATGGCTGGCATGGTATGGTTAATGTTGACCTCAACTACAGAACAGCGAGGTATGAAGGATGAAGCTAACACTTGATGTAGAGAACACTGTCACACATCGTGGTGGTAAGATGCACCTAGACCCCTTTGAGCCTAACAACTCATTGACTATGGTAGGTGTACTGACTGACCAAGGTGTTGAGCAGCACTTTCCCTTTGACCACGATGAGCATCTTAGTAGGCGTGATTATAGTGACCGTGTGCAATGGTTTCTTGACCAAGCTACGGTACTCATCTGTCATAACGTGGCACATGATTTATTGTGGCTATGGGAATCTGGGTTCAAGTATGACGGTCCAGTGTTTGACACTATGCTTGTTGAGTATGTCTTGCAGCGTGGGCTAAAGGAACCTCTATCATTAGAGGCTTGTGCAGAACGCTACGACTTAGATACTAAGAAGCAGGATACGTTGAAGGAGTACTTTAAGAAGGGCTATAGCACACGTGATATTCCACTAGATGAACTGACTGAATATCTATCCGCTGACCTTCACGCTACTCAGCAACTTGCTGATAAGCTATGGCGTAGGCTTAACTCACCTGCTGATGCAGGGCTGTTGTCTACCGCACGACTGACTAATCGTGTGGCTAAGTGCCTGACTAAGATATATCGGACAGGCTTTGCCGTTGACTTGACTAAGCTAGAAGAGGTACGTAGTGAGTTTGAACAAGAGAAGCTGCAACTTACCACTGACTTACAGTCTCATGTACGTAAGCTGATGGGTGATACACCTATCAATCTTAATAGTCCAGAGCAATTGTCTTGGGTTATCTACAGCCGTAAGGTACTTGACAAACCATATTGGGGTAACGCTATTGACCCATACATGGATGACGCAGACTTCCGTAGCTTGATTGCTGGCGGTACAGAGCGTCTACGTAAGACAGTAGCTAACCAATGCCGTGAGTGTAATGGCTCTGGTCAGATACGAAAGGTAAAGAAAGATGGAACACCATTTGCTAGACCCACAGGTTGTAAGAACTGTGATGGGCGGGGTTATCTGCTTGTACCTACTCTGGATGTGGCGGGGCTGAAGTTCAAGCCACCATCGTCTAAGTGGGCAAGTGCCAATGGCTTTTCTACCAGCAAGCAGAACCTAGAGTTGCTTGAGGCTGGTGCTAAGTCACGAGGCATGACTGATGCAGTTGACTTCTTATCTAAGGTACGTAGGCTATCTGCTGTAGATACCTACCTGTCATCCTTTGTTGACGGCATTAGTCTACACACCAAGCAGGATGGCTTGCTGCATGTGAGGTTACTACAACACCGCACTGCTACTGGCAGGTTCTCTGGTGCTGACCCTAATATGCAGAACATGCCACGTGGCGGCACGTTTCCTGTAAAGAAAGTATTTGTGTCACGATTTGATGGTGGTAAGGTAATGGAAGCTGACTTTGCGCAGCTTGAGTTTCGTACTGCCGCTTACTTATCACAAGACGAGGTTGCAATTGAAGAAGTTTCTACTGGATTTGATGTACACGCATACACCGCTAAAGTTATTAGTGAAGCTGGTCAGCCTACGAATAGACAGGATGCAAAGGCACACACATTTGCGCCCCTTTACGGGGCAACAGGATACGGACGAAGCAAAGCCGAAGCAGCCTACTACGAACACTTCACAGCCAAATACAAAGGAGTTGCCGCTTGGCACTCCCGACTGGCTAAAGAAGCTGTGAACACACAAAAGATAACCACGCCTAGCGGTAGAGAGTTTGCGTTCCCTGATGTGGTACGTAAATCTACAGGGCGTGTCTCTCACTTTACACAGATAAAGAATTATCCTGTGCAATCATTCGCTACTGCAGACATTGTACCTATTGCATTGCTGCACATTGATGAGTTGCTAAAGGGTATGCAATCGTGTATAGTAAATACAGTGCATGACAGTATTGTTATTGACATACACCCTGACGAAGAAGCGCAGGTTATCAATGTCATAGACCGTACTAATGCTGCACTACCTGAACTCATCGCTACTAGGTGGGGGATGGACTTCAATGTGCCACTATTATTAGAGGCAAAGATAGGTCCGAATTGGCTTGACACCAAGGACGTAACCTGATATAACTATGCATTCCACAACTGAAAAGGAGTTAAACATATGACTGAACTTACAACTATTGATACAAATAACTATGCTGAGATGGCTAAAGCTATGGGCATGGCAAACGAAGCCCCTGCACAGAAGAAGCAGGGTATGTTCCTAGCTAGGCTACGCCTTAACCACTCACCTATATTGGGTGCAGAATCTATCTTGGTTAAAGCTGGCACGTATAAGCTAGAGATACCTGATGGCCCTACATACTACGCTGAATCCGCAATCATGCGTCCATTCATGCAACGCTTTATGTATAAGAAGTTTGTAATGGGTACGCCGGGTGTGCCTAATCGCTACGTTAAGACTGTGATGGCTGATACGCTGAACATGGACTTAAAAGATAACGATGGTGGTTTTAACTGTGGCAAACCTGCTGGCTGGATTGAAGACTACAACTCACTGCCTGATGCGACTAAAGAATTAATCAGGTCAATCAAGCGAGTACGTGTAGTGCTTGGCACTGTCGAGTTGATTAATGCTAAAGATGTCAACGGTAATCCTGTTGACGTAGAGACTACCCCATTCATTTGGGAAGTAGAGAACCGTGATGCATTTAAGACTATCGGCGGTATCTTTACTAAGCTGGCTAAGATGAAGCGTCTACCAGTGCAGCATAGCGTTACTTTGAATAGTGAAGAGCGTAAGCTGCCTAACGGTAATAGCTTCTATCTGCCACTAGCATCTATGGATGTTACCAGTACTGTTGAGTTATCTCAGGATGACCAAGATAAGTTTGGTGACTTCATGGGTTGGGTTCAGAACTACAACGAGTACATCATCAATGCTTACTCAGAGAAAGCTACGAGCAAGCATGATGAGGACTTGGATGACCTATCTCTTGACGATATTGTAGATATTGAAGAAGAGGTAGCGTAATGAACCATCCTGCTGAACTGGCGTTACATCAGTACATGGATAGTGCTGTCAAAGGTGATAGTACAATGTCTGAGGATACTATAAAACAAGTAGCCACAGATATATCCGATGCACTGAAGCGTCAGTTTGGTGGGGAAACTAAGCGAGGTGACTTCAGGTTACGTATGTCTAATGTTGGCAGACCTTCCTGCCAGCTATGGTATGAGAAGAATAAACCTGAAGTTGCTTTGCCTTTCCCTACCACATTCATAATGAACATGATGCTTGGAGACATCGTTGAAGCTGTCTTCAAGGGATTGCTAAAGGAAGCGGGAGTGCAATATGAAGATAGTGAAACCGTTCATCTGGACGTTGGTGACGATAGCATTCGCGGCTCATATGATATTGTCATTAACGATGCTGTCGATGATATTAAATCAGCTTCCGACTGGTCATACAGAAACAAATTTGAATCCTACGATACCCTTGCCAGTGGTGATGGGTTCGGATACGTAAGCCAATTAGCTGGCTACGCAAAAGCATCAGGCAAGAAAGTCGGTGGCTGGTGGGTAGTCAACAAAGCTAATGGTGCTTTCAAGTATGTACCAGCAACAGGACTTGACCTTGATGCAGAGGTTAAGAAGATTAAGAATACCGTAGCAACAGTAAAGGAGAACAAGTTTGAAAAGTGTTTTCAACCAGTACCAGAGAAGTTTAGAGGCAAGGAGACAGGTAATAAAGTACTTAATGATGGGTGTAGGTTTTGCAGCTATCGTTTTGATTGTTGGCCTACTCTAAGGGAACTACCTGCTGTTAAATCACAGGCAAAGAACCCGCCTATAATCTCTTACATAGGAGAGGTACGTGCAGCATAACGCTATACGTAACGCACTGAAGTATGGGTATCGCAGTGGGTTAGAGCATACCGTATCAATCTATCTTAAAGAACGTAACTATAAGTTTATGTACGAGGAGATAAAGATTGAATGGGAAGACCTAGCCTACCGTACCTATACACCAGACTTTGTGTTAGACAACGGTATAATGATTGAGACAAAGGGGCTATTCACTACAGCAGATAGACGTAAGCATTTGGCTGTTAAGAAGCAGCATCCTAAACTAGATATACGCTTTGTCTTCACTAACAGTAGGACTAAGCTGCGTAAGGGTGCTAAGTCTAACTATGGTGAGTGGTGTATTAAACATGGGTTCCGATACTATGACCGAATCATACCAGAGGATTGGTTAAAGGAGAAGGGCAAGAATAAACATAAGAGTTTTATTAAGTATAGAGGAACTAAGGTAAAAAGGAGATAGACACATGGATATAGAACGTATTAAAAAAGAGATACAGGATGAAGACTTTGTAATACGCATCAGACCATTTGCTGATGATGATGGTAGATGGACTGGTGAAATTGATGTATCCATTATAGCTTCCCCCGATAACCCAATGGATGATGAAGACTACGGACAAGTAATGCACTTTGCTAAGATGATGTGTGCTACCGTACCTATCATGGAAGAATCAAAAGAAATACGTGACATTGCACACGATTATGTGATGGAAGTTATTGACAATGAGATGGATATTAGTATAGAATTAGAAGAGGAAGAAGCGGGTGTAGAGAAAACCTATGATGGTAATATTATACATCTAAACTTTAATAGTAAGACAGGGGGTTCAGCATGACTAGACATGAGGAGTATATGAAACAAGCAGCAGCACAGTCAGATGTACTAGAACGAGCAGGTAAGGAAGCCTATAGTGGCAATGTAATTGATATGGTGAATAATCCACCACACTATAATCAAACAGGCATTGAGTGCATCCACGCTATCTCTGCTGCCACTGACACGGGCTTCAAGTATTACTTGCAGGGTAATATACTAAAGTACCTTTGGCGTTTTGACTACAAAGACAAGCCCCTAGAGGATTTGCAGAAAGCCAAGTGGTACTTGGACAAGTTAATTGAAGAGGTCATGGCAGATGGCAAGAGTTAAACTGTTCATCACTATAGATGTAGATGAAGAAGAGTACCCCGTACCTGCTGATGGGCAGGTTGGTGAAGAAATAGAAGATGGCATACGTGAATACTTTTATGATGTAGACGGTGCTGACATTAAAACAATTAGAACTATTATGGAGTAATGAAATGATAAGCAATCAATTACCAACAGACTACCAGAACTTTATTGCTCTTTCCCGATACGCAAGATGGAAAGAAGATGAGCAGAGAAGGGAGACATGGAGTGAAACTGTCGCTAGATACTTTGATTATATGGCTGGGCATTTACGTGACAGTCACAACTATAAGTTATCTGATTCACTGAGGGGTGAGTTAGAAGAGGCTGTACTCAACCAGAGTGTCATGCCTAGCATGAGAGCATTGATGACATCAGGGCCAGCCTTAGACCGCTGCCATGTAGGTGGATACAACTGTTCATACGTACCTGTGGATAGCCCTCGTGCTTTCGATGAGACCATGTACATACTTATGTGTGGTACAGGGGTAGGCTTTAGCGTTGAACGCCACTGTATAGACAAGCTACCCACCGTAGCGGAAGACTTTCATCGTACAGATACTATTATTAAGGTTGGCGATAGCAGACCCGGTTGGGCAAAATCACTGAAGGAACTTATTGCTATGTTATATATAGGCCAGATACCAGCATGGGATGTATCAGAGGTACGTCCTGCAGGTGCTAGGCTCAAGACATTTGGTGGTAGGGCATCAGGTCCACAACCATTGGTGGAGTTATTTGAGTTTGTTGTACAGAAGTTTAGGAATGCAGCAGGTCGTAGGCTCTACCCAATTGAGTGCCATGACATTATGTGTAAGATAGGTGAAGTGGTAGTCGTTGGTGGTGTACGTAGGTCTGCACTCATTAGCTTATCTAATCTTAACGATGACCAGATGGCTCACGCTAAATCAGGTAAGTGGTGGGAGTATGAAGGGCAACGTGCATTGGCTAACAACTCTGTGGCATACAAGGTAAAGCCAGAGATGGGTACGTTCATGCGTGAGTGGCTGTCATTGTACGACAGTAAGTCAGGTGAACGTGGTATCTTCAACAGGCAGTCAGCTATCAAGCAAGCAGCTAAGAATGGCAGACGTGAGACAGACCATGACTTTGGT